GGCGGACTTCATTTCCGATTTCGAGAGGATGTACACCGAAGACAGATTGTTTGACCTCCCTGAGTGGCACGACTCTTTTATCTACGACCATCTCAGGAAGAAGTACGAAGAGAAAGGCTGTTTTACTCACAGCCTTAGTGGCAGGTGGAGTAACACAACTCACCCCTTTATCAACTGTGATTTAGGTAAGTACATGGATCACCTAAAGGGCCAGAGAAAACTAGAAGGTCGGTCTAGGGACTCCGACCTCAAACGGAGACGGCTTGAATCCTACTGGAACGAAGTGCGTTGAGGGTATTTGGCTTCCTGAGCACGAAGAGCACCTTTTGCAGTACGCAACCGGGCCGGGATGGAAGTATCAAGCTCATAAGATGAAGGCGGCTTTGTCTATGGTCACGAACTGGACAAGAGCCGTAGACATTGGGGCTCATGTTGGTTTGTGGGCGATGAATCTGGTTGAAGTCTTCGACCATGTAGAAGCCTTTGAGCCGGTGAAACTCCATAGGGAGTGTTTCGAGAAGAACGTCAAAGGGGCGAATCTCTACCCCTACGCTTTAGCGGAGAAAGAAAAGAAGGTCGCCATCAGGATCGCCAAGGGGTCTTCGGGTGATTCCCATGTTGATCCTGATGCTGAGGGAAACATCGAGGCTAAAACCCTCGATTCCTACGGGCTTGAGGATGTTGGTTTTGTAAAGATCGACTGCGAAGGCTTTGAGTATTTCGTCCTTCAGGGGGCGAAAGAGACGCTTCTTCGGTGCAAGCCGGTTCTGATAATTGAACAGAAACCAAACAAAGGTCGGCAGTTTGGTTTGAGTGATACCGAAGGGGTTAGGTACCTCGAAAGTCTCGGGGCGAAGCTGGTAGGAGAGATGGCGGGGGATTACATCCTGAAGTGGTGATTGCCTACCTCTCCGGGGTTGGTAAGAGGGATAACGTACTAAAGGCCCTGGCAAGTAGTTTCGGGGCGGAATTCAAGGATTGCTCAAGCACGGTCTTAGGTAAGCCGTGCATGTTCTTCGGGTTTGATGCGATGCCCCAACTGAAACAGTGCTGGGGGCAAAGGCCTTTCATCTACATAGACCACGCCTACCTTAAACGTGGATATGAGACGGGTAATTTCAGGGTGGTTGTGGATCACATCCACCAGACGAAGTTGCTAGATGTTTCTGGGGACAGATTAAAGAGGCTGGAGGTAAGGGTCTACGACTGGAGGAAAGGCCGAGAGGTGATCGTCCTTGAGCCCTCCAGAAACGTCTGCAATGTCCTAGGTGTGTCTCCGAGATGGGCGGAAGAGACTGCGTTAAGGCTGAAGAATTACACAGACCGGCCCATCCGGATCAAGTCCAAAGGACCGGGGTTGTTTGGGGAGCTGAAAGACTGCCACGCGGTTGTGGGTCTTTCATCAGTAGCAGAGGTCGAGGCGGCGATATTTGGTATCCCAGTCTTTGCAACCGAACACTCCCCCGCCGCTCCAATAGCAGAAAAAGACTTTTCAAAGATCGAAAGTCCAATCTATCCCGACAGGGACGCTTGGCTTCGGTCCTTGAGTTATGCGCAATGGCACGTCAGCGAGATGTCTGACGGCTTAACAAGAAGACACCTTGAGAGGGTGCTGAATGGCGATTACCACATTTGCCGAGCTTCAGGCGGCGGTTAGTAACTGGCTCGATAGATCGGATCTCTCAGCCCGCGTCCCTGAGTTTATTGCCCTAGCCGAAGGGCGCATCGCCAGAAAGCTCCGCATCCGCGAGATGGAGACGGAGAGCGATGTAACGCTGGTTGCTGGCACTAGGACTGCGGCTGTTCCCACGGGGTTTAGGGAGGTCCGCAGGGTCTACCTCAACACGTCTCCCATTCGTGAGCTGGAGTACATGAGCCCTCAGGATTACTGGGCCAGGTACACCAGCACGAACACCGGCAGGCCCGTGGTCTTCACGGTGGAAGGGTCAAATCTCCTCTTCGGGCCGATTCCTGACTCTGGATACACCGCGAAGGTTCTTCATTACAAAGCCCTCGATGCGCTCGCGACTTCGGCGCATGGCGTCTTCACGGCGAACCCGGACCTTTATCTCTACGGGAGCCTTCTGGCGGCAGAGCCGTTCCTGAAGAACGACAAAAGAGTTGGCATGTGGAAGGCCATGTTTGACGAGGCCATGATGGAGCTGGAAGCCCAAAACGCACGCCATCCTGGGCAGATGGTGATACGCGACACCTACAACCCATACTAAATGCCCAAGGTCCAGCTCTTAGGTTACGCCCCGGATCTTCCAGCTACCACACCGGGGGTAATCCTTACCTGCACCAACATGGTCCCGACTCTTCGGGGCATGAAGGGCGCTCCGAGTGTTCAAAGTCCTTCTGGTGCGCCGTCTACAGCCTTGGCGGCTGCCTGCCAGGGCGCGGCGAGTCTTAGAAAGCTGGACGAGTCTGTAAGGCTCTTTGCGGGGACGGGGACGAAGCTCTATGAAGCTTCTGGCACGAGCTGGACGGACAGAACTCGTGCTTCGGGTGGTGATTACGCTCTAGGTGCAGATTTACGTTGGAGGTTCGCCCAGTTCGGGGATGTCTCTTTAGCGGCGGCGAAGTCGGACACGCTTCAATCTTCCTCTTCTGGGGCGTTCGCAAACATCTCCGGGGCTCCGAAAGCTGGGGTTGTGGAGGTTGTTGGTCAGTTCGTCTTTCTAGGGGATACGAACGAATCGACCTTCGGGGATTCTCCTAATCGGTGGTGGTGCTCTGCTAAAGGCGATCACACCGACTGGACGCCGGCTATCTCGACTGAATGCGCAACCGGAACGATCACCTCCACTCCGGGGAAGATCAGAGCAATAAAAAGATTTGGCCCCCATGTCGTTATCTACAAGCTCCGCTCGATCCACATGGGGATCTATGCGGGTCAGCCGTCAATCTGGAACTTCGACAGAGAGGTATCCAGCCAGGTTGGGGCGTTGTCTCATGAGGCAGTTGTAGACGTTGGAACCCCCGAAGAACCGAGACACATCTTCATGGGGTTTGATGACTTCTACGAGTTCAACGGCGGTAGACCCAATCCTATCGGCCAGGGGTGGGTGAAAGAGACTGTCTTTAACGAGTTAAACAAGACCTACATGGAGCGGGCGATGGCCCTCCTAGATAGAGTCAACAGTCTCGTTTATTTCTTCTACCCAACCGGAGCGAACAACAACCCGGATAAGTGTGTTGTCTACAACTACAAGACACAGAAATGGGGTCGAGCAGATCGGACGATTGAGTACGCCTTTGAGTTCGTGTCTGTTGGTCTGACTTATGACGATTTGGGAAGTCTGTATTCGACTTACAACGACCTCCCGAACGTCGCTTACGACTCAACGATCTGGACTTCGGGTTATCCGATTCCTGGGATCTTCAACACGTCTCACGCTTTACAGACCCTAGACGGCAACTCCTCCACGTCAGGTTTCGTGCTGGGGGATATGGGAGAGGACGAGAAGTTCGCAACGATCACAAGAGTTAGACCCAGATTCTTCACAGCCCCTAGTTCCGGGAATCTCATCAATTACTACCGGAACAACCTCGGTGATTCTCTGACAACGGGAGTTACGACTTCTCTCTCAAATGGGAAGTACGACCTCATGAGGTCCGCCAGGTGGCATCGGTTGGAGTTCTCGTTCACCGGGAATGTGGAATTAGGAGCAATGGACGTTTCAGTAGTGGAGGATGGCAGTGCCTAGATTGTTTCTGGAGCAGTACCTTCAGAAAGACTACGACTTTGCTCTGATGGCTGAGTTGATGCGCCAGCTTGAAGACGCGGTAAACAGGCTATCTGAGGGGCGGATCTACCAAGCCTACAACGCGGCGGCTTCGGCTCCGTCAGGGACGACGGTTGCGTATCAGGTCGGGGACCAAGTAAGGAACTCAGCTCCTACGGAATTGGGCTCGGCAGGAAGCCGCTACATCATCACCGGCTGGATTTGCGTGGCGGCTGGGAGTCCTGGGACGTGGCGTGAGATGAGGACGCTCACGGGGAATTAGCGGTCAACTAAAAGAAGAAGAAAAACTATGGCGATCAACTCCAGTCTTCAGGAATACCTGATTCGGGCGTTTAACCCGAACCTGCAAACGAATTCTCTTGCAAGCCAGGAGCAGCAAATTGAGCTTGCCCGGAAGCTGGGTATCCCTGTTGAGCAGATTTTCAACATGGAGTCGGGGTCCAATGAGTACCGCATCAACCCCCGAAGCTACGACGAGAATCAGAGTCTCCAGCAAGCCCTGAAGTATGGGGACACGCTAGAAAACCTCTATAACCAGTACGTTCCTCAAGACCTCAGGGATTATTTCTCTGGCCCTGGAGTTGGTCAGCAGTTCTTTGGCCAGGGTGATCGGGTCATGGGTGTTGATCCCCTCACCGGACAACAGACGGGTCTTTGGCAGTTCGCTGGTGCTCCTACGATGGAGGGAGACCCCGGCTCTGCCCCTGGTGCGATTCTTCCTGACCGTCTAGCCCAAGCGTATCAATCCCAACTTCGTCCGTCGTGGGTTCAGAAGGACATTCCTGACGGGCTCTTCCAGGAAAAGTTGTTCGGTGCTCTGGCTTCGCTGCCTGCCGCGTATGCTGCCGGTGGCGCGTTGTCCAATTACTTTGGAGGCGCGGGAACGAGCATTAGCGCCGCTGAAGCTGCTGCGGCTGCTGAAGCTGCGGACGCAGCGGCGGTAATCGGCGGGTCCGGTGCGGGTGGCGGTCTGGGTGCCGCTGCTGGGGGAGCGGTCGCTGGGTTTTCGATGCCTCCTGCCATTCCGACTCCAGATCCCACGTTTGGTAATGCGCTTATCCAGACCGCTCCTGGCGTCTACGCGGCTCCTGGGGCTGCTGGGTATGTCGGAGCCTCCGGTCTTGGCGGTGCGGTGTACGGGGCGGATATCCCGTCCTTGAGCGTTCCGGGGGCTGGGACGAATGCTCCTGGTCCGCAGATGCCGAAGCCTCCTGTTCCTCCGGGGTCTACAACCCTGCTTGGGCAGTTGAAGGACTTGGCGAAAGACGTTTCTCCCTACGCCCCTCTTCTTGGGATGGCTGCTGGCGGGCTAGCCGGTGCTGCCGGTGGTGGAAGTCAGGCCGGGACGATCACCGTTGAGGAGGGGATTCCTGACTGGCTGATGCCGTATGTGAAGCCGACGCTAGACAAGTATTCAACTGAAGTTCAGAACTACCAGACCGACCCCTATGGGGTGATGCCTGCTGCCATGCAGGAGTTCAAGAACACCGTGTCAGGGATGTATCTCGACCCGTCAACGAACAAGTGGCTTGAGGAGTATTACAAGCTCGGTGCTGAGAGGATCAAGGGGACTCTCTCTCCGTCCTTTGGTCACATGCAAGCCTTCGGTTCTCACTCGGGGTACAACGAAGCTCTTTCTAGAGGTCTTGGTGACTTTGCGACGGGTCTTTACGGCGGTAACTACGCCAAAGAGAGGGACCGTCAAACCCAGATGACCGCTGCGGCTCCTAACTTCCTGACCCAATCATCGACATCTGCCTTTGCTCCGTATAGCCAATACCTCAACGCTATTGGCAATCTCGGCAAGAAAAAAGATCAGCCCTATTGGGAGCCGTCTGCCCTACAAAACATCCTCGGTGGCGGGATGGCTGGTTATGGCCTCGGCAGCATGATCGGGAAGATTGGTTAAGGAGAAATAAACTATGGCCGGTCTTTACGATGAACCTGTAGGCGCTCTTGATCCAAAGTCCATGATGCTTATGCATATGGGCCTTGGGTTGATGCGTGGTCCCTCTACGACTCCGATTTCGTTCGGGCAATCTCTTGGGCAGGCTGGTATGCAGGGCCTTCAGGCTTACCAACAAGCCCATCAGGCGCAACAGCAAGAGGCTTTCCGTGCTCTTCAGGCGAAGAAGATGGAAGAGGAGATGGCCCTAAGACGCGCTGAAGCCGAGAGAAGGGCGGCTATGCCTGTCGGTCATGGCCCTGGTACTCAGCTTTTCCGCCCCGGAGAAAACGAGCCGTTCTACACCGTTCCTTTCAAGCCCGAACCGGCCCCTGAGCCCAGGCCCCCGATGACCCGCAAGGTTCGTATGGGCGATCAGGAAGTAACTCAGGAGTATGTGAACGGCCAGTGGCAAGAGGTAGGCCGTGGGCCGGCGTTTGCTCGTCAGGTTCCTAACGTCGTAGTGGCTGGCGGCGGATCTGCGAAAACTGCTCCGGCTCCCAAAGCTCCTGCCGGCTTTCGATGGAAGCAAGGTGCAGAAGGCGAAGAGTTAGAGCCCATCCCTGGTGGCCCCAAAGACACCGCTCCCAAAGACGCGAAGAGGCTTGAGGGCGCTCTTTCTCGTGCCGATTTGGTTGTTGAAAAAGTCAGGGATGCAAAGCAGAAGGTCGGTTTCTCGACCACTGGGTTGACGGGTACGGTATTAGGGAAGATCCCCGGCACAGACGCCTACAACCTTGACCGTCTGATTGACACCGTGAAGGCGAACATCGGATTTCAAGAGCTTCAGGCGATGCGCGAGGCTTCTCCGACTGGCGGCGCTCTTGGTCAGGTGGCAGTACAGGAATTGAACATGCTGCAATCGGTTCTCTCGTCGCTCGACAAGGGGCAGAGCCAAGAGCAATTGGTCAAGGCCCTTGATGCAGTTGAAAAACACTTCACCAACTGGAAAGCAGCGGTGACGCAAGCCCAGGGGCAAGGTCAACCCACCCCCGATCCTGCTGCCCCTACGCCCGCTCCTGCTCCATCGCCCACTCCGCAATCCTTCCCGACCCCCCCTCAAGACGCGATCCGTAGGCTGAAGATGAACCCGAAAGAACGGGATCAGTTTGATGCCATCTTCGGGCCTGGGGCTGCTGCTAAGGTGCTCGGCAAGTGAACCCCTACGCGAAGTACGTCAACCCGGATAACCCGTACCTCAAGTTCGTAAGCGAGAAGAAAGAAGACCCTCGATTTGCGAATTTGAACCAACTCCAGAGGCGTATGGGTTTGGGGAGGAAGACCGAAGGGGACGCTTTAGAGAGAGTTGGTGATGCTCTTGGGCAGTTACCCTACGAAGCTGGAGGCGCGGTGACGGACGTTGCCTCTAAGTTTCTTCCTCCCGAAGTGGCCGCTGCCGCTGGCTATCTCACCAATGTTGGGATGCAAGTCCTCCCGGTTGGGTTTGGTGGGTCTGCCGCGAAAACTGCTGCACCTGTCCTTGAGGCTGGCGCTAAGGAGCTGATGCAAAGCGCCCTTAAACCGTCCAAGGCAGAACTGAGGACTGGCAAGGCAGATCGAGCTGTGGAGACGATGCTGAAGGAAGGGGTGAACGTCTCCCAAGGCGGGGTGCAGAAGATGCAGTCCGTTGTCGATGACTTGGACTCTCAGGTAGAAAAGGCCATCACCGGATCATCCGCCGTCATTGACCGAGATAAGGTCGCAAACAGAGTCCTCCCGGTTCTGGATCAGTACCGCATGAGTCCTACCCCCAATCTGTCTTCCAGGCCGATTGAGGGGGTGTTTGATGACTTCATGACCCATCCGCAGAAAATCTCCATTCAAGACGCCCAGAAGATGAAGCAGGCCGGGGGCAGGGAACTCGGGGATGCGGCCTATGGGTCTGGTCTTAAACCAGCCGCAGAGAGGGATGCTAGGAAGGCGATTGTTAGAGGGTTGAAGGAAGAAATTGCCGCTGCGGAGCCTTCAGTTGTTCCTCTGAATGCAAGACAGTCCGACCTCATCAACGCAATCAAGATCGCCCAGAATCGCGTTCTGATGGACTCCAACAAGAACCCACTTGGGTTGGGCGCGTTGAACCCTTTTACCCTCCCGATTTGGATGTGGGACAGGTCGCCAGTAGCCAAATCCCTAACCGCCAGAGCCCTTTATTCCGGCTCTGAGCAGATCCCCGCCACGGCGGCTAGGCTAGGTATCGCTGGCGCTGTCTCCCCCTCGGGTCTGTACCAAGACCCAGAAGGAGTGCTATATCTCCGCTAGGAGGGGAGTATGAAGAAACTTCTGGCGTTGTTGCTGTTCTCGGGATTCGCCTACGGGCAGGAGTTGGTGCCGATTGATTACAACTTCACAGTCCCTAGCGACTTCCCGAAGCTGGACGAGAGAATCACCTATCTCGACCAGGAGGCTATCTATCGCTTCTGCAACGTCAAAAAGAGCTTCCCTGGTCTTATAAAGATCAGGAGTTGTGCGGTCCTCAGCTTTGAATACGACCTGTGCATGATCTACGTCCAACCCAACGACGAAGCCTCTCTAAAACATGAGCGGGCGCACTGTGCAGGCTACAACCACGTTGGAGAGGCTTCTAAGACTGTCGAAGCGTGGGAGATGTGGAAGAAGACTAAGAGAGGCGGTCTGACAGCGCCGCAGTAAAAGACTTCCGCAGTTAGTTCACCGGGGCCAGCCATAGAGCTGGCCTTTTTATTTCTAGGGAGCGATGGCAGAGAAAAGGTGTAGCAAGTGCGGCGAGGTTAAGCCAGCGACAACAGAGTTCTTTCATAAGCATCCCGAAGGCAAGTTCGGGCTAAGGCCGGATTGCAAAACGTGCTTTTCTGCGAGAACGAAGCGGTACGCGGAACTCAACAAAGAACAGATACGCGCTCAGCGCAAGCAGTTCCGGATCGCCAATAAGGAGAAGATCGCTGCCGCCAATAAGGCGCATTACGAGGCGAACAAAGAGCGGATCATCGCTAGAGTACCACAAGCGGAATTGGGACAAGTACCTAGCCAAATGCCGAGAGTGGCGTCGGGCGCATCCAGAGCAGGTGCAGGTTTGGGTGCGGAACCGCAGGGCCAGAGTGAAGGCGTTGCGCGGGTCACATTCGCTGCAAGACATCCTTTTCCTAGTACAGCAGCAGAAAGGTAAATGTGTCTATTGCAAAGCCGACATCACAAAGCGACGGCAGGTAGATCACATAATCCCTGTAGCAAGCGGCGGCAGTAACGATAGGACGAATCTTCAAATCCTATGTAAGCCGTGCAATCTCAAGAAGAACGCAAAAGACCCGATCCGATTCGCTCAAGAGATAGGGCTATTGCTGTGACCTCCAACAACAACAAGAAGAACGGAGATCAGCGTGGCAGACATCACCGCCAATGTAGACGCATGGAGCACCACAGAAGCTAGTAACGCGCCATCAGGCTCCACCAGCATAGGCACGGGCCTCGACGATAACCTTCGCGCCCTAGCCGCTGGTGTAAAAGTCTGGACCGGACGCCTCCCTCTCGACCAAGGCGTAATCAACGGGCGTATCACCGCTTCTGTTGCCTCCAATGCCCTAACGATTGCCCTCAAAGGCAAGGACGGTAACGACCCGAGTTCGACCAACAAGGTCTATATCCCGTTCAGAAGCGGTACGGCCTCGTCGTCTGATTGGAATATTAGAGAAGTTACAAGCGCACTCTCTGTTGTTGTCTCAAGCGGGTCAACGCTTGGTCATGCCTCCGGGATTGTCCAGCACTTCTTTGTTTACGCCATTGATAACGCAGGGACGGTCGAGTTGGCTGTTTCCAACCTTCCTCCTGACTATCCAGGGACGTTCCTAGGTCAAAGGCTGATTAGTACCACCGCTGAAGGTGGGGCCGGTGGCGCGGACTCTGCTACTGGGATTTACTCGACCACGGCAAGAAGCAATGTCCCTTGGGTTTGTCTTGCCATGTGCAAGTCGAACCAAACGACCGCTGGTACTTGGGCCTCTGTCCCGACGCAGATCGACATGGCGCCGTTCACGATCCCGACGAATGCCTTCTCAGCTTACAGATCGGCTGATGTCGGCGGCATCGCGAATGCGACCTTCGTCAAGGCGACGCATGACGCGGAAGTGTTCGACTTCGATGGCGTTTTTGACGCCGCGACTAATAACCGCTTTCAGCCTAACGTCGCCGGGATTTACGTTATTCAGCACTCGGATCAGTTCGGGAGCTTGGTCGATCCATCCCGTTGCATTAGCTCCCTGTTTAAGAATGGGTCGGAGCACAAGAGAGGGTCTGATTACATCAGCGGCGGTAATAGTGATGCTGGCGGCTCGGGCGGTGCGGTCGTGATTGCCAACGGTACGTCCGACTATTTCGAGCATTACGTCTATCAAGGGTCAGGTGGCGCTCGAACGCTGAAAGGCGGCGATAGCGTCACTTGGTTCGCAGGCCAAAGGATATCCTCGTGATCCGCGCCGCCAACCTCGCGCAGCGCCTCGCGAACATCCTCGCCGCTCGCGGCAAGACCGCCGACTTCACTCGCGATGTCCTATGCGTGGACGACAGCGACGGCAATCCTCCTCGCCTAGCTTATTGGGATGAAGCCAAGCTAGGGCCTGTTCCCACTCAGGCGGAAGTGGACTCCGCTAGTGATGAGCCGACGAAGGATCAGCACAACGCCACCATCATCAAGGAGATGGACGAGAACGACAGGAAGATCATCCGCGCTCTCGTTGAGGGCGATTCTCAAAGGATCGAAGCCCACAAGCAGAAACAAGCAGCTTTAAGGGCCAAGCTGAAATGAGGCTCATCCCTCGGGGTCGGTTCTACGACTGGCTCAAGGCGATGGACAAGAAGCTGGCAAGTCTTTTTGGTTTCTCAGGGCAGTACACCCTTTCCGCTGAGTGCTCTACAAGCAGATGTTGGGCTTGCAAGTTCATCTGTGAAGTCCTGTCGTTGATCGAGAAAGACCACTGCAACAAGGCAGCTAAAAGCGAAGGTCGATAACAACAAAACGAGTCTCCCATGCCAGAGAACGGAACCAACGGCGCTGACATCGCTTTAGAAGTCGCCGGCCAGAAGGTCAATTTCCGCAACGTCAAATCTTTAAACACGATGGCAACGGTGGCTACGTTGATCGTGGTGTGTGTCTTGGCTTATGCCTTCTACGTCCACGCTCAGGACGCTAGGGATAACGGGAAGGAGTTTGTCCAAGCAATCAGGGAGCAGACGACAGCGGTTAGAGAACAGACAGTAGCCGCTAGAGAGCAGAACTGCCTTCTCAGATTTGAGCAGAAGGACAGAACCCAGCAGGTTGAGTTTTGTAAGTCTATCGCTCGGTGAAAGTCACTCTGGTTGAGCCTGGGACTGTCATGGATCAACTGGAAGGAGCAACCGTCGCTACGTGGTTTGTAGAGGACGAAGAGGGCTTGCACATTTGTTTCGCGGACGGAAGAACCTTAATCATTGCTGGGACGTTCGCCATTTCCATCCTGAAGGCGGGATCTGAAAGGCTCCACTGATGCGCCCCGCAAAAGCGAAGTTGATGGGGAAGGTCTGGACGGTGACTTACGGCCAGCTCGCAAAGGATGAAATTGGGGAGTGCGACCTAGAGAACCAGTCCATCACCATCAAGGACGGCCTTAAGCCAGAGCAAGAAAAGAGCACTCTGCTTCACGAGTTCATCCACGCCATTTCCGATTCCCTCGGTCTTAATTTGACCGAGCGGCAAGTACAAGGGCTAGAGACAGGTCTATTCGACCTGAACGCCTCCAACCCAAGACTTTTCACTTACCTCAAGAAGAAAAAGTGAGTTCCCACAACGAAACGGTTGATGACGAGACTTTCGTAAGGCTGTTTGAGTCCATAGGGCCCAGCGCTCTTGCGAGGCGGATCGGCTGCACCATGCGTCCTGTCTACGGGCGTAGGGCGAG